TCGTTCATAGATTATTCTTTTGTTTAAATAGGCGTTTGACCGCTGCATCCGTCACTGGTAAACCGGAACGTTTCAACGCGGCTTCAATCTTAGTACGTTCAGTGCTAGGTACTTTCGGGTCAAACTTGTTAATGTCTTCGCTACCGTATATCTGGTAAACGCGTCTATTGGGGTCAGGTAAAAATATACTGCCGGATAATACTTCACCATCGATAATTAATTTATCGATCACCTTTTGCCGTCCTACTTCGTCGAGTTGTTTACCACCATTACGTTTTTGTTCATCGCGCAATGCTTGGTACGCAGTCGATTCAAATTCAGCTTTCTTGTCGCCTTTCAATTCCAGTTTACCAACCGCGATTGCAATTTGTTTTTCATCGGTAGCAAATTCTTTAGACTTGTCAGGATGGCCCAAACGATCTTGCATATCTAATAGTTGTTCGCGCTTACCTTGGTCTAAAGAACCATAATAAGTACGCAAATCTATTTTCTTAAACTTGTCGGGGTTATCCGTTGCTAGTTTTCTTAAGTCGGTGTACACATTCCAGTCGGTTGTGGTTTTAACCCCCGAAGCGTCGCGTTGCAACGCTAATAGTTGTTGGCCGTCCATACTCGCTAACGTTGAAGCAGGTATCGATTTAAGGCTACCGGTGCGTGCGTAAATACCCCATGCATCATCCCCGGCTTTCTTTTGCGCCAATTCTTTTATCTGTACTTTCTCAGAGAACCGCATTTTAATTTCTTGCGTAACAGCGTGTTCTTCTTCGCCTGAATACTTAGCCCGCGCTGCTTTCAACGCGCTAGCTTCGTCCATTCCTTTAGCTTCTATTTCATCACCAAACGATTGCGCAACGGTACGCAGTCCACTAACACGTAAAGTTTTTTCTATGCTATCGCGCGCTGTACCATTGATTTCTGCTTTGTTCGCTTCGTAATAAAGTTTCGCGCCATCGGGATTTTTATCTGCCATATTCTGAAGCACTTGTTGATGCAGATTAGTTATCTTCTCGGCAGCGTATGCTTCTTTATATTCAGGCGACCAACCGTTCATCTTGGCCAACGCCGTGATACGTCTATCGATATCGCCTTTAGCCGCGTTGATTGTTTTCATTTCGTCGGGAGTACCCACCGCACCGGCAGCCAAATTGATTGAACCAACAATAGAGGCTTGCCCCGATTCGTTCAACGAAACGCGCCGTTGGTCAAGTTCATATTTAGAAATGCTATCGGTACTTTGCAATTTCAGTTTCGTAACTTGCTGGTTAAACAATTTACGTTGGATATCATTTTCTAAAAGTTCGCCGTGTTTCTTCGCGGTGTCATCCCAAAACTTTTCAGTGTCCTTAGTAGCGCCCCATGCTGCCGAACCTTTACGTTCACGCACGCTATTTTCAAATTCGATATACGCAGCCTTAGCGTTAGTCTCAGCTTGAAATAACATATCGGCATTTCGTTGTTCTTGTAACTTAACCGCGACTTGGCCCGCGTCCGCACCGGCGCTAATCAACGCTTTACCCGCTGCCATCGTGTCATCAGCTTGCGCCGTAAACAACGAAGGCGAAGCTACCGTTTCTTGCCTTGCACCCGGTAGCGCCCGTTCTTGTTGCTGTAACGAATCGTATGTAAGCACGCGTGCCATATTAATATCCTTTTATGCCAGCTTGTTTTTTCTTGTACCAACCATCAGCCACCGCGCCCGCACCGGTCAAGAAAGTAGAACCTGCGGCAGCCATCGGGTTTTCTGCATCGGCGCGCATTTTCAACATTTCACTATTGGAATCGAAGTTAGCGCCCTGCACTTTATAATTAAATATTTCTTTATTTGAATTATCTTTAATGGTGTTTTGGTCTAACTGGCCCATGAATTCGGTATCACTTAAAATGTTCAGTGCTGAACCTTCAGTAATATCCACACCATTAGCAGCCATCGCCGCGCGTTGCGAACCTGCAAATTGCCGTTGCTTTAATTGTTGCGCGGCCAAATCTTTAGTTCGACGTTGCGCAGCATCGCTAACTTGCCATTCAGTAATTTGTTTGTTGTTAGCAGCTACTTGTGCTTGGTATTCATAAGCGGCCTTTTCGCCTTTACTTTTATTGTAAGCGCCAATTGTGCTAGTCACTGCACCGCCAACTTGCATAGCGGTACTGAAGTTTGCCATCATTGCCGGGTCACACATTATTGCACCCCCTTAATCATTGTATGGCCTAAATCATGGTAGCCAAGTTTTTGATAAAGCTGAGCGATACGCGATGTATCACCCTGCGTACTAATACCTAAAGTAATTTCCCGCGCGCCGCTTTCAAAAGCCCATTCTTCAAATGCTTTAATCAAACGTAACGCTGCGCTGCCACCACGATAAGATGGAACCACGAATAAAACAAAATCCGAAGCCGTCATTTCGTAGCTGAAAAAATGTTGTGTAATAAAACCCGCCATCATACCAATAACGTAGCCATCGGATTCTGCGACGAACACGCCGCCGCTAGGATTCTTTAATAACATGTCGATCAGCGATGCAGTCTTTTCTTCAGAAAAACTAAACCGCTGAAAGCGCGGGCTTTCGGCGTGCATTTGCCGCCCCATTTCCAAAAGGGCTTCAGTGTCTTTCGCGTCGGCGCGTCTAACGTTAGCCACCTAATGCCACCTCTAATGTCATTGATAAAATAGTTAATGGCACGGGTTGCGATTGACGAATACACACCGGCCCGGAATCATCCCATTTAGGATTAAGTACAATTTCTAAACGGCCTGTTTTCAAACGTGGCGGTTCACCGTAATCTTCATCGGTTCTAATTTTCGCGGCAACCAAGCTATCAAACGTTGGCCCTGCTTCGATACCGCGCGACTTAGAAACACGCAGGTAAGCGCGATTAATATTCTTAACATTACCTTGTGCACCGGCTTGTGCTTCTAACGCGATAGGTAATGTTTTAAGATCGGCGACAATCGGTAAACCTAATTGCACAACCGAGGCTTCCGTATCTAAAGTTATCGCCCCATTAGTAACAACCAAATCGTTAATGACTTTGCCATCCGCTAATACGTTGACCGTTTCACCTTCTAAGTGATACGCACCGGTTATCGTTGTAGCTGCCGCGCCGTCGTAGGTAACGCCCGCGTCAAGAAAAAATGCATCTTCTTGGTGGTCATCATCGAACATGCGAGTGTGTAAACGTTCAACGTAGCGAACCGTGCGGCTGTTAATCGTGCGTTTAACTATGGCATACAAAATGTTTTCGCCGCTTTCCGGCACTGAACATATCGATTCAAATAAACCATCGGTATCGTGTTGATGCCATGCGATCACTTGGTGCTTCGGTACATAAGTTAAACCCAATAACACACCATCGGAACGAACACACCACACCGTAAAGTAAGGCGAATGTGTATAAGCAATATCTTTAATCGTGAAGCCGTCAAACAAATGCGGGGCCATCAAAGAAATATCGTTGGCTTCGTATCCGGTTTGTTCCCATGAATAAACAATTTCTTGAACGCGCCCACCTTCGGATTGTGCGTAGATACAATTCTTACCGGCCTTAGCGGGCTGCACATTGCTAGCACCGATGTTAGATTCTTCTTTTGGTTTCGCAGAATCAGGCGTTAAGATATCGGAGTTAGCAGCGGATACTTTCACTACACCGCCCGATGTCAATAACATCAAATCAGACAACGGTACAATGTGGCGTATGGTATTAGCTTTTTGCGAAGCAACTTTCACCGCTATCGAGTCATCATCTTGTGTCGGTATGGAATAACCGAAGTTACTTTCCGTACCGCTCTTAGACATATTAAAAGTTTGTGGCTTATTGTTCGTACCACCGAATGCGCGGCGGCCATCGAAGTACCCAACCGCGCGCGGGTAATTGTTTGCGCTGCCGAATGGGTTGTTATCAATCGGCGGTGTCTTCGTTAAATCGGGGTCGATATTGTCATCGATAAAAGATACGTCCGAAGTCTGACCAATATAACCGAACAAACCATTTACTTTACGATACACGTTATAGCGAACCGCGCCGCTGGCTGCCGTCCATGCTATCGTGTTCTTAGCGCCCGCACCTGATAGATCGTTGGAACAATCATCGGAGTTAGAAGCTAACGATTCTTCTAAGCCATCGCTTGCTATGGCGGTGGCTACATATTCGTAAACAATCGCGCCCGCACCTGCCGTAGTCGTTGCCGTTAACGAAGTCGGCGCGGCTTGCGTCGGTACAAATGAAATAGTTGTCAACGTCCAGTTAGTCGCGCTTAATCTTCGCAACTCGCGCGGCGCATAACTCGGATGAACGATAGTTAACACGTCAGCCGATTGCACGTAATGCAAATCAAATAAATCCGCTTCAAGATAAGGTGTTGCTAATTCGTATACACGGGCCATCGTACCGCCCGCCGTGTAGGTTGAATAATTAGTTGTGTTGATATTAGCGCCGCCGTGGATACTAACTAATTCAAAGGTGTTAGCACCGGCGTTTACGTTTGCTACTTTCACATAACGGTTATTTAATTGCGTCATACCCCCGATACCGGACAAGAAAAATATTTGTCCGTTGGTTGGGTCAGCGCCCGCGTAAGTTAATACACCGGGGTTAGCTTTCGTAATACCGGTAATGTTTTGCGTTGCTTCTAACAACGTGCCGCCGTTCGTATGGAAACGAACGTATTGATCGCCGAACTCAATGGCAAAAGTTTGTTGCGTTGAATACTCAAATGGAATCATACGCGAAGCCTTGGCGCTATCTTTCGATTCTAAGATATAACCAAAGCCGGGGCGATTAACCACTGGGCCATGTGGTAGCACAATAAAGTTTAAACATTTCTCTAACCCGGTTTGAAACTTAACCAAGTCCAACCGCCCGAATAATTCAGGGGTGATTTCACCACCGGCAAAAGAACGTAATAGAGTTTTTAGATTCATCGGTTGGTTAAATGGTTCGGTTTAAAATCGGCTATCGTTTTCTTGTAACTCGCGTTGGCATCCGACATAGCGGCATCACCAAATTCTTTTAAGAACATCTTGTAACAAGATTCTTTTACTTTCGGGTCTTTCGTAATAGGCCCGGAAAGATATGATGCGAGTAACCACGCTAATGCATTAACAAATAGTGGGGTAAATTTAGTTGGGTCAGTGCGTAAAATAATAAAACGAATCACTGCATCTTCAGTGTTGGTATAAATAACTTCCGTACCATCCGTTAAACTTTCTACGATAAACGGTTGCCCGTTGTCGTCATCAGTTTCTTCAGGTAATAAAATAACCAATGGTTTAATACATAGATTAGGTTTCGCATACGTTAGCGTCCAACCTGCGGGCGGTGTGTCTTCAAGCAACGCTAAACTTTCCCGCACGGTAGCGAATCGCCAAGCGTGCTTTTCCAACAACACGTCGCGGGCAATAGGGTAAAAGCGGCGGCAGTGGTCAGACTGTGCCGTACCTTCCGATGGATTAATTTGCGACACGTTGGCTTGATCGCCAA